AGCTTTGAGGTCAATGATGTTGGGTTACCTACAATTGTAGATAACTTATATGATCCTTTAAAAAAATATGTATAAAGATATTTTAATCTTAATAGCAAAAAAACACGATACTTGGGTAGATATAGTTTGTACTTTTGGATGTAATAGGACTTTGGCAGAAGACATTACACAGGAAATGTATATAAAAATCCAATTGCAATTAGAAAAAGGAACTTTAGATATAATGTATAAAGATGAAATAAATTATTATTATGTATTTAAAACTTTAAAAAGTTTATTTATTGATTTAAAAAGAAAAAACAAAAATATTACAATGGTAAGTTTTGATGATGCTACTAAACTACAAATTGAACGAAGGAAGAACAAACAAATGTACCATTTTATAGATGAACCAGTTAATTATGATCAAGCCAATAAAAAAATACAAGATGCACTATCTAAAATGTATTGGTATGATAGAAAAGTTTTTGAAATAATTAACTCAGGAGAAAGTATATCTGATTTTTCTAGAAAATCAAAAATTAAATATTATTCTTTATATTGGACATATAAGAAAGTAAAACAAAAATTATTAAAATTACTATGAAAATTAAACTTACTACTAAACAAATGGAATGGTGTCAAGACTTGGCAATAAAAAGATCAGGCTCAAAAAACCACGCAGAAACTAAAAATAGTATTAATTGCTTTAAAGATAAAAAAGGATGGCATAGACATTATGTAGGAGTTTTAGGTGAATTAGCTTACTCATTATATTCTGGAAAAAAAATGGATTTATCAATTATAGTTATGGGTGATGACGGAACTGACTTTGATAATGGAGTTGATGTTAAAACCTCTGCTTCTAAATACAGGCCTGACTTACTAATATTTAAAAAACAATATGAAAGAAAAAAAGCTGACAGTTATGTATTGGCTTGGTTACAATTACCTATAGTAGAATTAATTGGATCAATATCAAGAAATAAATTTGATCAATACAAACAAATAAAAAACTTTGGTTATGGAGATTCTTATGTAGTGTCTAAAACACACTTAAATAAAATAATATGAAATTAGGAAACTTAATCTATTATATTACAAAATACACAGGCATTAAATACCTAGTAGATAGATACCATAAATACAAAGGAACTAAATGTAATTGTAATAATAGAAGAAAAAGTCTCAATAACTTTAAAATTAAAAGATGGTAAAATTTAACAAATATGATTTTAATGACTGGCAAAAATTTAGAATGGGAAAGAACGATGTCATATCCAACACAGAATTTTTGTTGGTATGCGACTTACACTCAAAATATTACAATCATAAATTTGAAGAACCCTGTCGTTGCAGTCCCAAGACAATAAAAAGATGGATCAAAGATTTAAATCTCATTTGGGAAAATGGGGTTAAAGAAGATTAATCAATGGGAGAAAGCTGTAATAATGCTTTTAAATTTTGATGGTTGGGATTTAAAACATACAGGAGATGGTATGTGTAAATGGGATGCTGAAGGTAAAACACCTAAAGGTTTTGATTGTGTAATTGAAATGAAATTTAGGAAAAAATACTATGAGGAAAAAATGCTTGAGAAAGACAAGTACGATGCTTTAATGCAATTAGATAAAAGTATAATCAAATTGTATTTTGTAAATGATCCTAAGGGTAATTTTATGTATTGGTTAAATACTTTAAAAATGCCTAACACTATAAAAAAATATTGTCCAGACACTACAATGTGGACAAAAAAAAGAATACTTAAAGATGTTTATCTACTAAAAGAAAACCAAGCAAGTAGAATAAATATTAACTTATCTTAGAAAAAGTTATTCAAAATTTTGTTTATAACTTAATTTATTGTATATTTGATTTATCAATGAGGGGGGAAGGCTTATGAGATGTCAGGTGCGAGTCCTGTAAAACTAGTTACCTCTCTTAGATAGTTAGGAACTTCTCATTGATTTTTTATAACAATAATTTAAAACAGACAAAATGAAAAATTACACTATTGATTGCACTTATTACACTAAATCATTTAATAATATTGATGACTTACTTGATGACATTAGTATGTCAGGTCAAGACCCAAATTATGAAATTTTATTAAATGGTAAAAAAACAGGAGAACAAATAATTGATTTAATGACATTTTAAAAAATAATTATGACATTAAACACAGACACACTTATTTCTATAAAATCAGAAATAGAGAGATTAATTAAGGTTGATCCACAGATTACTGATGCAATAATAACTATACAATTAAAAGAAAGTGTAATTGACAAAGACAGAAATTTTCTTTTTATTGATTTAAAAAATACATAATAATGAGAATAGACAACAAAGAAAAAGTACTTAAATGGTTTAATGATTTTGCAGATTTTGTAGAAAAAACAAGACCTAACATATATCAAGATGCTATTGATTATGCTGACAATTGCGAAAAAGGATTTTAAAATGAAAGATAAAAAAACAAGACAATACAGGTCAAGGCAAGGAAGATCAGATAAACAATATACATCAAGTTTAATTGCATTTATGATTGCTACAATAGCATTAATATTAACTATAATAATTTCAAGATGGATTTAAAAAAAGCAGATTTAAAAGACAAAATAGATGAGTTAGAATCACAAATTGACAAATTAATTAATTTAAAAAAGCATACATATATACACGAAACACATCACTTATATTGTGATAGTGGAGANATGCATTTTGGTTATGGAGACCCAGACGATTCAAAATGGCTTGTCTATAATACAGATCAATTATTTAAAGACCTTCCTTTTATAATTAATCAAGTTTGCAAAGAGAATAAAAAAATGCAAAAATATTATTTAACACAAATAAAAAAAGAATTAAAAGAATTATGAATAAAGTAAACGCATTTGAAAATGAGATATTTGATCATTACAGACAAAGAGCAAAAGCAATCAATAAAGCAATTGAATTGTTAAAAGAACATAATTACACAATCATAGACCTAGAAGGTAAATGGATTAATAAAATAAAAGAATGATTTTACTTATAGATGCAGATAGTTTAATATTTGCTAGTTGTTACAGAAAAAGAGAAACACCTGAAGATGAAAAGTATTATACTGATATAAGTGATTCTAGAAATAAGTTTGACCAACAATTTATGTCTATTGTAAATGATTTAGAAGAAAAATATACAATAGATAAAGTAATAACATTTAGTGGATCAAAAGGTAATTTTAGAAAATTACTTGCAAAAAAATATAAAGCAAACAGAAAAAAACAAGAACTTCCTCCACTACTACACCCAATGCATAATTATGTTAAGCAACAATACGATAGTATATTTGGTTATGGTGTTGAGACAGATGATATGGTAGCAAGATATTGGTTTAAATTAAGTGAACAGTTTGGTAGAAATGAAGTTATGATCGTTTCAATTGATAAAGATTACAAACAATTTCCTTGTCTAATTTATAATTATCATTGGAAACATAAAGAAATATTAGATATATCTGAAGAACAAGCTTTGTTTAATTTTTATAGTCAAATGATTGAAGGAGATACTGCAGACAATGTAAACTATTTTAAAGGTAAAGGTAAGAGGTTTGCTGAAAAATATTTTGTAGATTGTGAAACCAAATACCAATATACACGAAAACTTTATGAATTATTTAAACAAAATTACAAAAGTAAAGCAAGAGAAAAGTATATTGAATGCTACAATTTATTAAAGCTAAGAACAAATTAATGGAAGGATTAGACAAAGAATTAACTACACCTGTAGATCCCTATTGCTCAGATGAAAATTTAACACCCTTAGAAGTTTGTGAAAAAATAAACAGACTTTGTGGGTTAGATATTTTTAGCAACACAAGAAAAAGAGAAGTAATAGAAATGAGAGCATTGGCTTGTTATATATTAAGAGACAAGTTATTTATGAAATTGCAAAATATAGCTAAATTTTTTACTGATCAAGGCAGAAAAATGCACCACGCAAGTTGTCTGCATTTGCTTAAAAACTATTCAATGTATAAAAGCAATAATAAAAACTTAGATAAATTTGAGAAAACATTTTTTTTTAAACCTAGAATACCATATGAGGATGTAGATAGAGCAAATTATTTAGAAAATAAATATCTTGATATAGAAGAAAAATATTTAAAACTAAGAAATAAATTAAAAAATCCTTTAGTTAAATTAATTTTAGATGTTAAAGATGAAGATGTAGTTGATTTAATGAACACAATTAAATTAAGAAAAAAATCATATGACTGGAAAAATAAACAGAATTAATACGTTATATAAATATGAAACCTAATAAAATTAAAATACATAAAATTAAATCTAACCCAAACAATCCTAGATTAATAAAAGATGTTAGGTTTAAAAAATTAGTCAAGTCTATAAAAGATTTTCCAGAAATGTTAAAACTTAGACCAATTGTTGTAGATGAGAAAAATATAATACTTGGTGGAAATATGAGACACAAAGCCTGTATAGAAGCAGGGTTAAAAGAAATCTATGTAATTCAAGCTGATGAGTTAACCGAAGAACAAAAGAAAGAATTTATTATAAAAGACAATGTAGGGTTTGGAGAGTGGGATTGGGATTTATTAGCTAATGATTGGACAAATGAAAAAATAACTGAATGGGGTTTAGATGTATGGGAACATAAAGATTATGATGTAGAAGATTTTTTTACTGAAGAAGAAGAAAAAGATGAGCAATATAAAATAGTTTTAGATTATACTAAAGANGAATATGATCAATTAATAGAAATATTAAATAATGCAAAAGGAAGTAAAGAAAGTATTATATATAATTTACTTACTAAATGAAAATATATCTTGCAGGTCACGGAACAAGACACGCACATTGGGTAGTAGATAAGTTTTATGACTTTTATAGATTACAATCATATTACTATATAAATGAAAAGGAAAAAAATCTAAGTAGTAAGTATAAAGATTTTATTTTAGATAGTGGTGTGTTTAGTTATTTAACATCAAAGAAAGAACAGGCAAAGACATTAGATTGGGATAAGTATATTTATGACTATGCTAAATATGTAAAAGAAAATCATATACAAAATTATGTAGAAGTAGATATAGACACAGTAATAGGAGTAGATGAAGTACAGAAATTAACTGATAAG